AGTTGCGACTTTTTGTTCTTGAACTGGAGCTGTTTGCTCTGGTTCTTTTTTAACTTCGGTTGTTTGAACCTCAGTTTTTTTTTCATTCACTTTTCCGGTTTGCGGATTAAGCAATCCAGAAATTGATTTTGCAGCTATCTGCACATCAGACGCAGCTCCCTTAATAGGGTTGGCTTGTAACTCTGACATTATTGTCTCCTTGTTTGGTTGAAGTTCCGCTATAAGCGGTTGACTTATTCTAACTTGATGATTAGAATTTTTGACCCTCTATGGATTTTCTGAAATCTTCTAATTGCTTCTTAGCAAGTTTTCCAGTTTCCATAATCTCAATAAAGTGTTGTTCAACTTTATTAACGATTTGATAAGCTAACCATAATTTTTCTCTAGTATCTTGTTCGTTAACGCCTGTATTTAACAGACTTTGAGAGTACAATTTCTTTAAATTCTCTATTGCTTCAACAAAAATTGGATTTGATAAACCAAGTCTTGCTTTCTCTGATCTACTAACTTCCGATTGGAGTTTCGCTTGATCCTGTTGTTGCATTTAATTCCTGTACTTGTTGTCCAAATTCTTGCGTAGCTTTTTGTGCTGCCATTAAATTTTTAGAAGCATTGTTTAATTTTGTTTTAGTTAAATCAACTTCCGCTTTTAATTTAGCAGCATCAATTTGTGTATTATACTTTAACTCTAATTCTTTCATTTTTGACTGAAAGTCAAGTTGCATTTGAGAGTTTTTCATTTGTAATTCTTTAAACTGTAACTCTAAATCAGCTTGTTTTCGTTTGTTTTCGCTATCTATTCTAGTAAATTCAATTTTTTCAATAGGTGTTAAAGCAGGTGGTTGTGGTGGTTGAACATATTGCATACCAACATCTGGATTAACGAAGTAGTTTTCTGTATTTTTAAGACCAGCATTTTCTACCATTTTAGATAACGTATTATAAATATTCTTTAACGTTACCATTGGATATTCTTTTCCGCCTTGTAAATTAAATGCTTGTAATTGTTTTTCAAGAATACTGTTTAAAATAACTAATTGTTGTTCTTTAGAACCAGAACCTAATCCAACTACAATATTAATATTATATTTATCTTTCCATTCAGTTGGTCTTACAGGTACAAAAACATTATTTAATTGTACCATTCTTTCAACTTCTTGGTATTTAACTGTTAATTCAAAAATCTTTTCAAATAATTCTTTAACGCCAGTCTCAGCAAATATTCTAGCAATTAACTCCATACGCATTTGCGTTTGCGTCATTAGAGTATTAATTCCTGTTGCAGTTTTATTTAAACTATCTGCATCTAAACCTTGTGCGTATCTTGTAACACCAGTTCTAGTTTCTCTAACGGTGTCTAAGTATTCAAGTAATGGAAATGCTTGTTGAGAAATAGTTTGGTTTTGCATTGGCAACATAACTTGAGAAGGTGGTTGTTTTGTTCTTACAACACCGCCTGGTCTTGCCGTTAGTAAATCATCAAGATTTACCATTCCATCCATAATCGCAATACGATTATTATTTGTTAGATACATATTGTCTAACAATTGTCTTAGAACAGTAGATTTAATTAATTGAATATCTTGTACTAGTTCAGAAACTGATCTGCCATAAAATCTATGTGGCATTGGGATCGGAGTTAATGAACAGAAAGGAATTGTATCTACTTCAACATTTTCTAAAATATTATCAGCAGTATCACCTATAACTGTAATCTTTCTTAATTCTGCAAGACCATCTCCATCATAATCTAATCTTACATAACATTCAAAAACATCTATCTGGTCAGTAGATTTATCTGGTGAAGAAGCAAAAGGATATTCGTCTATATCAGAATATCTAGTTAGCTTTTCAGAATTAAAAACTATTTCTTCTGAATTAGGTAATGAAGCAATTATTTCTGCATCATAACCCATTTCTAATAATTGAGTTCTAGTCTTTGTTGTTCTATGTGCTACAAAGTTTGCATCTTGAATTGTTTTAGCATCTCTTTGAATTAAAAATTCTTCTGGTGGTACGTTTTCAATTTTAATTTTTCCTTCAGAACATTTTCTTCTAATTTTAATATTATGAAGTTTTGGTCTTGGTAAATTTAATTCTTGACCCTGTTGAAGTGCCATTTGTTCTAGCATCTCAACTTGTTTAACTTGTTCTTCTTCTTCTTCCTCGTAATGTTCTAATACTTCAACATCATCTTCATTAATGATTGCTTGGTAAGCATCTTCATTTAAATCTTTATAAGTTTCATGTTCGTAAGTTTCAGACTCATCCCAATAAACTTTTACGATACCATTCTTTTCAAGTAATGCATCTTTGAACCAATTGTATAAAATTGTAAATCCTGGATTATCTTTATTAAAAATATAATTGATATAGCTTGTTGCTTGTTCAGCAAGGGGAACATCTTCTGCTTTTACTGGTTCGCAAATAACTGTTCTGTCAGATGCTGTAAAAATTCTAAGAAGATTTGGTAATATTGTTTCAATGGTATCTGCAACATCTGTTGATACTACTTGTGAACGACCATCTATTTCTGTTCCTAGTTTTTCACCTAAATAATATTCAATAGATTTTTTTCTTTGTTCAGATAACTGTCCACCAAGATAACCTAATGCTCCGTTAATTTCTGAATGTAGAATAGCTCTTATTTCTTCGTTTGATAGTTTTGGCATATTAAATTATATAATTAGTATTTACTTCTATCTTTTTTTTCCAATTTGTCATCTCAATTCCATAACCTACAATGCCTGTTCTAAAAGCATCAGCAGCATGGCTTGCAAAATTATGTATGGGTCTATTTCTAAAACATTGGTTAATATCATCCCATTTTTTCTGATACGATTTTAAACACTCCATACCATAATGGCATTTGTTTTTGTCAAACCAACAATTAGACAAAGACTTTCTTACGGCTTCAATTCCATCTTCTAAAGATAGTTTTGGAGCAACCTCAAATGATATACCTAATTCTAAAGCAGTTTCCAACCTTGATTTTCCATAAGCTCCTAATTCCCTAACTTTAATGTCATGGGGAGCAATATGTCTGTTATAGTTATAACCTTTGCTTTCAATAATATTAGCGTAGTGATCTAATCCTTCACCAGCATTTTCATAAAAATCTATTAATCTTATTTGACCCTTATGTCGCTGTGCAAACCAAATCACAGTAGAATCATTCATTCCTAAATCCCACCATGTTTCAACTGGAAGTTCTGGGTCGTACAGATTTTCAACCACCTTGTTATTCTTTTCAAGTTCTTCAATTAGAGTTCCGTAGTATGAACCTGTAATAGCCGCTTGGAAGGAACATTCAAATTCTTGGTCAAACAAATCCTCAGACATGATTGACTTTGCAGCTTTTAATTCATCATCATCTAATATCTTTGTTTCAGATGCTTTATGAATAGATGCAAACCAACCTTCTGTCTTTTTGGCGTATTCGTATAATTCAAAAAAATAATTTTTACCTTTTGGCGTTCCAATAAATACACACCAACCTTTTCTATCTGCCAAAGCTGGTCTTATGATTTCAGGAAATAGATTTGGAGAAATGCTTTGCGTTTCATCTAAAACACAACCATCTAAAAATATACCTCTTAACGCTTGGTCATTCTCAGCGCCAAGAATAGTAATCCTTGCGCCATTTGGAAAGTCAGCTCTTAATTCTGACTCATTAAACTTAACACCAGGAATCTTACCAGCAAATGTTTTAATGTAATCCCAAGCAGTTGCCTTACCTTGTTTAAAGGTAGGTGATATAAATGCGTACCTAGAATTTGGTTTCTTAGAATACATTGCATCTCTAATCATGTGATTAATACACATCACCGTCTTACCAGCTCTTCGGTGCAAGACCAGAACTGAGAATCGGTGCTTAGAGATATTTTCATGCAAAATTTTTTGCAATGTTCTTGGCTTATATGGAATCTCAAATACTGGCATTTTAAAACAAAACCCCCCTATCTCTAGTGGACAGTCATAGTTTTATCAAGCTGTATCTGATCTAATTGTAGTTCTTCTGTAATGTGTTGGCTAAAACACCAAGCATCATCGTAATCTTCAAATCCATTAAACATAACTATTACTGAGTTAGTAACATCATCAACCATGACTAGTGCTTTGTATTTT